GCTATTAATTGGGGTAACATTCGTAAACCCGCTGACTTTGCATTACCAGCTGAATTAGCAGTTCGTGCATTGGATGCATTGCTTGATTATCAAGATTATCCAGTTAAGGCCGCGTTTGTGGGCTCTATGAATCGCAGACCGCTCGGTGTTGGTATCATCAACTTTGCACACTGGTTAGCGAAGAACGATACTAACTATCAAGATCCAAACCTCGAGTTGATTCATGAGTATGCAGAAGCATGGTCGTATTATCTCATTCAAGCATCTGCTGTACTCGCTGCTGAGAAAGGTGCATGTTTAAAGTCAGATGAAACTAAATATCATGACGGCGTATTGCCTATCGACACTTATAAGACGACTGTTGATGAGTTAGCAAAGCCAGATTATAAGATGGATTGGGATACACTACGTGATCTATTAAAGAAGGTTGGTATTCGTAACTCAACACTAATGGCATTGATGCCTGCTGAAACGTCAGCACAAATCAGTAACAGTACGAATGGTATTGAACCTCCTCGCTCGCTGATCTCTGTGAAGCAATCAAAAGACGGTGTGCTGAAGCAGGTTGTACCTCAGATTGGTCGACTCAAGAATAAGTACGATTTACTTTGGGATCAAAAATCACCTGAAGGTTATCTCAAGATTATGGCTGTATTGCAGAAGTTTATCGATCAAGGTATCTCTGTGAATACAAGTTACAATCCTCTGCACTATGAAGAAGAGAAGATTCCACTGTCATTGATGATGCAACATATGTTGAGTTTCTATAAGTATGGTGGCAAGCAACTCTACTACAACAACACTTATGATGGAGCAGGAGAGATTACAGACGAACGTGATCCACCACGTGAAGAAGAACCTGCAGTATGTGATATAAGTAATCCCGACGACTGTGACGCATGTAAAATATGAAACACTTAAAGGAGAATAACGTCACATATTTCGAGCATTTACGATTTGCTTGGACTGTTTCGTTTATTCTCTTCGCGCATGGTCTTTTTCCATTTTTATGGACAGATCGTGGATCTGAACTACTCTGTAAAGATGAGGATCACTGATGGCGTTTTTAGTACATAACCTACCGCCAACCCCAGTCTTGGTTCGTAAAGAATATCTGTATGATCTCGAAAAAGGTCATGGTGAATACACACCAGGTATTTGGATCTCTATTAAGTCAGTGATGGGCAAAGCGCTATACTTCGAAACATTGCTGACAGAGTACGGTGCACTTTACGATAAGCTTCCATTGTCTGCATTCGTTTGGAAGACGGAACACGGTGATTTGCCTCTTGATGTGTTACAATTATGGGATTGCTTCGACTATGACATCACTGTTATTGAGAAGCCAATCTTGTCTCGCTGCGAGTATTTTGGTAAAGACAAGCAGATGCATGCAGGCGAGTACATGTTTACGATGGACAACTGTCATAGGGACAAGAACGTATTAGACCAAAACTTTAGTGAGCATGATCCAGAACATAAGTCGTTTAATGTAATTAAGCTAGATAACGGCCAGTTTGCTGCTCAACCAAACAATAGAGTCATTTGGCGTGATGCCAGTCTAACATCTGATGATTTGCTACAACCAGATTTTAAAGTATGCACACAGAACTACGCTGTGGAAGTAGAACCGAAGTGGTTTGTTGGTCATACAGACGAATGGCAGTATAAAACGAAAGAAGAAGCTTTATTAGAAGTCAATGACAAATATCCTGAGACTCTCGATACTTTAAAAGACGACTATATAAAATTCGAACAAAACTATAAAGATGATTTAGCAGATTATACAAGAGTAAGAGAAGATAATGAGCGATATAGACATCGAAAGAAAGTCATTAAGCGAAGAAGAAATCAGCAATCTGACGTCGACAGAACTGACGGAGATAGTTGAAGCCCACGACCAAGTATTCGAATCAGTAACACCCAAAAATACCATTGACTGGTATATTAAATGGGCATCAAGCATAATTATATTAGGAGCTATCTCAGTGAGGGCATCAGGTGTACCCGAACTGATTTGGATTGACATGTTATTGTCATGGATCGGCGCATGTGGATGGTTTGTAGTATCTTATATATGGAGAGACCGAGCATTGATTCTCTTGAATGGTGTAATCGGCATCGTCCTGTTTTCAGGTCTTATTAACTACTTTTTTGGATAACTTAAATGTCCGTATTTCATACAGAAAAAATAGATTTTACAACACAGCCAGCATTCTTTGGTCCTCGTGTAAACATTGCAAGATATGACAAACAACGCTATCGTATTTTCGAGACGCTAACCGATAAGCAACTTGGTTTCTTTTGGCGACCAGAAGAGGTTGACGTTACTCGTGATAGTAAAGACTTTAAGAATCTTACTCAACACGAGCAGCATATCTTTACGAGCAATCTTAAACGTCAGATCTTGCTCGACTCAGTACAAGGGCGAGGTCCCGTTGAGACGTTCATGCCTTTGTGTTCGTTACCTGAACTTGAGAACTGGCTCGTAACATGGGCCTTCAGCGAGACCATCCATTCCCGATCTTATACACATATCATTCGTAACGTATATTCAGATCCTTCTAAAGTATTCGACGAGATGTTAGACATCAAAGAGATCGTTGATTGTGCACAGTCTATCTCAAAGTACTACGATAATCTTGCAGAGAATCCAACGAAAGAAAATCTGTGGCTCGCAGTGAATGCTGTCAACGCACTCGAAGGTATTCGATTCTATGTATCATTCGCTTGTAGTTGGGCGTTTGCTGAGCTGAAGAAGATGGAAGGCAATGCAAAGATTATCAAGTTTATTGCGCGCGATGAAAATGTGCATATGGCATCTACTCAACAGTTGATCAAGCTATTACCAAAGGAAGATAAAGACTATGCCCAAATTGCTATAGATACAGCAGACGAGGTAAAACAAATCTTCCGTGATGTACTCGACCAAGAAAAAGCATGGGCTGAATATCTCTTCAAAGAAGGATCGATGATTGGTCTGAACGCTGAGCTCTTGGGTGAGTATGTGGAGTGGTTAGGTAATAAGCGTATGTATGCCATTGGCCTTTCGAATGAGCGAGGTGGATCAGATCCGTTGCCATGGACACAGAAGTGGATCAGCGGTGCTGAAGTACAAGTTGCACCACAAGAAACAGAAATCACCTCATATATTGTAGGTGGAATTAAGAAAGATGTTGATGATGACACATTTAAGGATTTTTCGTTTTGAAAAATATTGATTTTAAAATATTGTTTAATGCATTAGATGATGTAGGTATAAGAGCAAGTAGTGTACTTCATTTTGGCACCAATGAAATTATGGATTTCAATGTGTTGCATGAAGTACTAGATAAGAAAGGTATAAATCATAGACCTAAAGATGTACAAGGTTTTTATGAAAGTCTGGGTTTTGAAGATATATCTATTGTTAGAATTGGAGAATTACAAGAGTCGCCGAAAAAACAATATGAGTTAGTAGTAAACCCAGGTTCATCAGCAATGTTGTTTGATCAACGAGAAATATTTGATGCAATGCACGAAAGAACTGCAGTAAATGGTTTTCAATTACATATGGTTCCATTTCTATGTACTCTTGATAATCATATGTTTACGTATATGCCTAATTTCTTTTATTATATTGCAAAATATCAAAGACATGAAATTTTAAAAGCATATTTTTGTAACTATGCTTGTACACGTTGTTTAGAAACTGCTATCTATGAAGATTTTAGCGGCTTTCAATACGAAACAGAATTTGGAATGAATTTCTTACAAAACGAAAATTGGACATCGCATATTGGTTTAGGCGTTGTTTATAAAAAGCAGGTACCAGATGTACAAGAAGACGATTAATTGCAGATCATGTGAAGTAAAGTGTGATGTAATCATACGTCAGACTAATTTTGATGATGAAGAAATGCCAATAGAATTTTGTCCAATATGCAGTGCTGCATTAGATGATCAACAATTTGAATATGATGACGATATGGAGCTAGAATGGTGACATACCCAGGTATTAGTTCGGCATGGGACCGTAAGTTCTTAGAGCTAGCTAAACACATTTCAACATGGTCAAAAGACCCGTCTAAAAAGATTGGTGCTGTTGCTGTCGGGGCGAATCGTAATATTCTTGCCACAGGATATAATGGATTCCCGAAAGGAATACAAGATACCGAAGAGAGACTCAATGATCGCGAGACAAAATACGAGCTCGTGGTACACGCTGAAATGAATTGTATATATAATGCTGTAGAGAATGGAGTTTCACTGAAAGGTTCTCATCTCTATGTGTATGGATTACCTATCTGCCACGAATGTGCAAAAGGCGTAGTACAAGTTGGTATAGGTAGAGTAATTATCGAAGATAGATTATGCGCCGAACAAAGGTGGTCAGATAGTTTTGCCAAATCAAAAAGAATCTTCAACGAAGGTAATGTCGTCGTTAACTACTGCAAGTTATGAAAATCCTTGGATACATCTACTAGAAGGTTATGCTCTCGAGTCTGAGCATGTACAAGACTTCTATGGTATGGTATATTTGTTAATTAATAAAGAAACTAAACGCAAGTATATCGGCAAGAAGTTTTTCTGGAGTAAGAAGACACTACCTCCTCTCAAAGGCAAGAAGAGAAAGAGAAGATCATTAGTCGAGTCAGACTGGAAAAAATACTACGGATCAAATAAAGAACTCAAAGACGAGCTCGCTGCCGGTGCAGAGTTTGAAAGATATGTTGTACACCTTTGTGTATCGAAATCAGAGTGTGCATATTGGGAAATGGATTATCAGATAAGATGCGAAGCATTGTTAACTGAAGAATATTATAACGAATTTATTGGTGGGAAGATAAACGGAAAATGGCTGAAGAAAAAAGAATCATAGTTTATACACAAGCAGGTTGCGAGCCATGCGAAGTGTTAAAGATGTACATCGAACAAAAAGATGTAAAATGTGAGCTGATAGAAATAGATACTGATATATCTCGTCAAACCTTACAGAAGATTCATCCTTCTATTAAGGAAATGGGATTTCCGTTTTCTACTGTTGATCATAGACATATCGGCGATTTAATGTTATATTTGGAGAGTGGTTTAGATGCTTGATGTTTGGCGAGTAAAAAAGACAAAAGAAATTGTTTATCCTATGGGTAAGCACGATAATAACTATACCTTATGTTTGTTTCGACATAATAAACAAACAAAATCTGGTAATTATGGTAGTCTGCGTGTAGTACGTAATGATAACCTCGTGAAGGATAGAGAAAATGGCTGAGATCATCAATGGTGAGTTCAAAAGAAATGAAACCAATGAGAAATCAATGGGTGGCACTGAAGTATTGACAATGAAGCTAGCTGAAAGGCTAGATAAAGATACTTTAGATGGTGTGCAAATTGTTTCGTCACGTGTAAGAGAATTGCAAGATGATATGATTCGTATCTTTTGGGCTCATGATCTTCCTGGTGATCCTGAATCAGAATTTATTGGTACTCAATATGGCCAAGATAAGTTTCATCGATTCGTATTCGTATCTAATTGGCAGATGCAGGGATATATCCAACGCTATGATCTGCCTCCATCAAAGTGTGTAGTGTTGAGGAACTTTATCGATCCAATCGACGAAGTTGAAAAAGCAGATGATAGAATTAATCTCATTTATCATACTACACCTCACCGCGGTCTGAATATTCTTGCTCCAGTATTTGATAAGCTGTGTGAGAAATATGATAACATTTATCTTGATGTTTATTCGTCATTTGCTTTATATGGCTGGGATGTTCGCGATCAAGATTTTAAACAAGTATTCGAATCACTTGAAAACAATCCACGCGTTACTAATCATGGTACACATCCGAATGATGATATTCGTGCAGCTTTACAAAAATCTCATATCTTTGCATATCCTACAACATGGAAAGAAACATCATGTTTAAGTCTGATTGAAGCAATGTCAGCAAAAAATGTTTGTGTGCACTCTAATATCGGCGGGATATTTGAAACTGCATCACATTGGACAAATATGTACCAATATCAAGAAGATATTCAAACACACGCTGCTGCATTTTATAATATGCTTGATTTGACCATTGAAAATTATCAACAAATGAAATTAAATACAGGTCCCACTAAAGTATATGCTGATGCATTTTACAGTTGGGAAAATAGAAAATCTGAGTGGACAGCATTGATTGGTTCACTCAAACATATGGTTGTAGATAAGTCATTGCCAACAGATGAAGGACCCATGTTCAATTATAAAACTGCATAAATAGTTTTATGAGCAATGTCATAGAGTTTCCAGTCGAACGTCGCATCGAACAAATGGCTATCGATGATGGGTTTAATATCTACGATCGTGTAGAGGTAGCCGAGATAGATACAGAGCAATTTCTGTCTGATCTACTTCGTAATATGTTTGAAAACGATTACCAAATAGATGGTGAAGAATACGTATATGATGTATCCTTCTTATACGAATCTCTCAAATCACTCGTTTATAAGATGAATGACTGTCATCACCCTATTCAACATTTTGCTAAGAACTTATATTGGGATGCCGTACATCCTGATACAACTCAATTGGAATTCGATTTTTAGGTTTACAAAGCCACTTTTATTTGGTAGAATATACTAATAGATAAGTGGAGTTTAACAGTGATTATATTAGATTACAACCAAGTAGCCCTCGCCAATCTCATGGTCAGCGGCCCTAAAAACATCAATGCGAATGAAGATCTGCTACGTCATATGATCCTCAATTCTATTCGTATGAACAAAGTTAAGTTTGAGAAAGATTTTGGTGAGCTCGTCATTGCATGTGACGCTACGTCTAACTGGCGCAAACAGTTCTTTCCCTATTACAAAGCGAATCGCAAGAAGAATAGACAAGATTCTGGTCTGGATTGGAACGAGATCTTTCGTATTCTGAATGCAGTACGTGATGAGCTATTAGAATTCTTTCCCTACCCCACCGTCCGAGTTGAGCATGCCGAAGCCGATGATGTCATTGCGACCCTTTGTCATGAACACGGACGCCAACTCGGCGGTGACCCTATCCTCATCCTTTCAGGTGACAAAGATTTCCAACAATTACAAAAGTATTCTAATGTAAGTCAATACGATCCAGTTCGTAAGCGATTTATTAAATGCTCTGATCCAGAAACCTTCCTTAAAGAACATATCCTTAAAGGTGATACAGGTGACGGTATCCCTAATGTACTCAGTTCTGATGATACGTTCGTAGCCAATGCGCGCCAACGACCTCTCAGAGCGAAGCGTATTGATGAATTATTACAACAAATACCAGAAGAATTAGCACATAATTATCATCGTAATCGTATGATGATCGATTTAGATCGTGTACCTGCAGAAATCAAACAAGAAACCTTACAG